GCCATCGCCATAGCCAGAGCCATCGCTATAGCCAGAGCCATAGCCAGAGCCATAGCCATCGCCATAGCCAGAGCCATAGCCAGAGCCAGAGCCATCGCCATAGCCAGAGCCAGAGCCATCGCCAGAGACAGAGCTTATTTCTTCCATATAGGTACAGACTTAATTGATTCTTGAGCTATCGCAGACACCGGCAATATTTCTATCGCTTGCGTCAAAATAACGTTACTAACTTCTTCAGGAAATTTACAATCTTTCGGATTTTTGACTCCATCAATAGATAATTGACTTAGGGACGCAGCTCCAGACCAATACCATAGACGGCGAGCATTTTTTAATTCAACTTCTTGCCCATTTTTATACTCAAGAGTCCCAGCAAACACACCTGCTGAATTAGTTCTTACAATTACATATTTTCCTATCAATTCCATAGCTTTCCTTTCTGTAGTTTAATACTATGCCTAAGGCACACCGGACAGGCCGAAACCTGTTCGCTATATCCTAGTCATTAGTGAATACAGGAAGTCCGAAACGCTCAGCGTCCTTTCTTTGTGACTTGTACATATTTTCAATTGATTCATTTATTTGATCATCAAGGCATGTTTGCCGCATGGCTCTTTTTAAGGCTGATCCTCTTTGCTCAAGGACTGATTCAATATCTTCGCGAGACATGCGGGATAACGAATTCGACAAAGTTGATAGGTGGGCTTCTGATGGGTAGTGGCTCATTTTGCAAATACCTCTTTCATCGTTGCAAGCCATAGCTCAGCCCACTCAAGCGCTAGCTTTGAAGCTTGGTTAGTTTCTGGCGTATCGCCGATATTGATAGCTAAGAAAAAGCGCTCCGCTGGACGATTATATATAGGACGCAGAATCCCGAGTTCGTGGACATTGCGGTCTCTTGCGTTGGCTATAGTTCCAACCAAGCAGGCGCATTCTCCGTTGTATGTTGACCCATCAATCTTGCCTGCCTTGAGCGCCTCTATGAGCGATGGCACTTCTCTCGGCGCTGACGATAGGACCGCAAATAAGTCGTCGCGAATTGGTTGCAGGTTTGAGCCACGCAGGTCTGAGCCACTCAGGTCTGCGTGACTCAGGTTTGAGCCACTCAAATTTGCGTCACGCAGGTTTGAGTAACGCAGGTATGAGTCACTCAGGTTTGCGTGACTAAGGTCTGAGCCATTCAAGTTTGAGCCACTCAAGTTTGAGCCACGCAGGTCTGCGTGACTCAAGTTTGAGCCACTCAAGTTTGAGCCACTCAGGTTTGAGTCACGCAGGTTTGAGTAACGCAGGTCTGAGCCACTCAGGTTTGAGCTACTCAAGTTTGCGTGACTCAGGTATGAGTCACTCAAGTTTGCGTCACGCAGGTCTGCGTGACTAAGGTATGAGTCACTCAAGTTTGAGCCACGCAGGTCTGCGTGACTAAGGTCTGAGCCACTCAGGTTTGCGCCACTCAAGTTTGCGTCACGCAGGTTTGAGCCACTCAAGTTTGAGCCACGCAGGTCTGCGTGACTCAGGTCTGAGCCACTCAAGTTTGAGCCACTCAGGTCTGCGTGACTCAGGTATGAGTCACTCAGGTTTATGCGTCCTTTAACCGCCGCCTCAATACACAACTTCATTGATTTTGTTTCGAGCGAGAAAATTACAGCGCCATTCCATCGTAATTTTATTTCGTAGAGCATTGCATCCTCCGTTGATGTGCTTGTTTTCTGGCTAAGGTGATTGGATGAGCAATCTTATTCCGGTTTAAACTAACACGTCAAATTTATTTTGCAGAAAAGCAAAACAATGTTTATGATGACGACATCAACAAAGGGAATCAAATGATCAAACTTGAAACAATCGTGAAGAAGCTAAAGAAGCGTAAAGGTGAGTACAAGATTATTGCTGAGGAAATTGGGATTACTTATTGGGAGCTATATAGGATAGTTTCCGGGGTAACTAAAAATCCTAAGTGGCACGTTTTCGAATCGCTCCAGAAGTGGGCTAGTAAATGAGGCCAAAATACGGCAACAAGAAGACTGGAGGCTACGACAGTAAGAAGGAGGCAAAATATGCGACTTATCTCCATGTGATGCAGAAGTCGGGAAAGATTTCGGACTTAAAAGAGCAGGTGAAGTTTGTACTTATACAGGCGCAGTATCGTGATGGAATTTGCGTAGAAAGGGCACTGTCATATATAGCAGATTTTACGTTCTTTGGTGAAGATGGAAAATTTTACGTTTACGACATTAAAGGTTTTCGCACTGATGCATTTAAGATCAAGAAGAAGCTTATGTTGTTCTTCCATGACATTCGCATAGAGGAGGTTTGATGGAACAAAGTAGAACGATACCGGCGCATATTCTGTGCGCTCTAAGGGTGCGCGGAAACCTTGCGTATGTGTCAGCGGAAGCGGTTAACGGTGCTCAGACTCCTAGTGATAGAGATGTGTATCGGGAAATATTCGCCGCTCGCGTCATGGCGTTCCTGAAGATCGTTTCAGAAGGAGCGGTCTACGAAATATCACGAATGGAGAAAAGAATATGAGAGCCGAGGAAACGCATGATCGGGAAGCGCTGTTTGATTTACTCTCCGCGATCTCTTATAGAATTAAGGTTTCGCCGGTTATGAAAACCATATTAGGGGAATCGTATCTTGTCGCAATAAAAAAAACTATAGATGATGTGTCTAACGAATTGTTCGATGACCGAAGGCCTAAGATGATTGACGCTAGTTCATTGCCGCCACGGTTCGCGAACATTTACTGCTCTCAATGCGGCTCTGACTTCGGGCCAGGAGATCATGGTTATTCCGCTTGCATTTCTCATGCGGAGATTAAGCAGTCATGAAAGAGACCGGCGTGCTGTTCAATTCGGGAATGGTGAGAGCTATTCTTGATGGCAGAAAAACTCAGACTCGAAGGATCATTAAGCATCAGCCAACTGTATACGGATTAAAATGGATTGAAACGGTAGAAGGATTTGCTGCCTGGCGAGATCCAGGATTGCCTTTGGACGATAATTCAGAAGATGGCGGTAATTGTCTGCGCATTTGTCCGTTCGGAAAAGTTGGCGATCATCTTTGGGTGAGAGAGACTTTCGCTTTGGAGCACCAAATGGAATTAGGACAAAAGCCACCATTTGATGATGGCAGGCCATTAGCTAATAATCTTGATGGCGATAACAACGCTTTGTGGATTCAGCCGCATTATAAAGCAACTGACCCAAAGCCTGATCTTTGTTATGACGACGACATTTATGATCCTGGTTATCCTAAGGTTAAATGGACCCCATCAATCCACATGCCGCGATGGGCCAGCCGAATTACTCTTAAAATCACTGATGTGCGAGTGGAGAGATTGCAAAATATAACTCCTTTCGATTGTCGCAAAGAAGGTATACAGGTTTTTGCTGGAGAGGAATTGCAAGAGCCAGGAGCTAGACGGTGCGATGACGTTATTTATATTCACAGCTATATGCGTTATTGGGAGTCAGTCTACGGAAAAGGATCTTGGAGCAAAAATCCATTCGTATGGGCAATCTCTTTCGAGGTGATTAAATGATTGACCTAGCCAATGAACGCCGTAAGGCAGAGGCTGCCGGTGAAAAATATTATGCCATCGGGATACCATGCAAGAGCATGGGCCACCTTCGTGGAAGGATGGTATCTACCGGCAAATGTAGAGAATGCCGCGACATGCGGAGAGAGGAAGCGCGCAAACGGTACAAGGAAAAGATTGCGAAGCTTGGAGCTAAAGAGGAAATGGTAACTCTCCCTAAAGGAATCATTCCGGGCGCAAGAGTTTATATCAGCGGGAAGCGTGTTTTATGAAAAGCCCATGCTGCGGCTCCAGGTCGAAAGTTCTGGTATGCAAGTACAGGGCCAAGATTGATGACTGCTATCGTCGTCAGAAGTGCCTTAAATGCGGTGAACATTTCTCGACCTTGGAGAAGGTTGCAATATTGAAGATAGGGCGCAGAAGGATACCTAGATCTATTGTCAAAACTGAATTTAATCCGCTCGGGAGTTGGAAATGACATCTAAAGCAAACGATACGCAGGTTGGCGGGAGACATTACAAGCAATTCACAATACAACCGTGGGATTGTATTGTAGATTGGAATCTTGGGTTCCTCGACGGGAACATACTCAAGTACATTTCCAGATGGCGCACAAAGAATGGGCTTGAGGATCTGAAGAAAGCCCGCCACTATTTGGACAAACTTATCGAGATTGAGCAGGATCGCATCGATGGGTTAGTGGAATGACTGCTCAATACTTACCATGGTTGCTGTCAGTTATAACAATCTGGCAAATGATCCTCTCTGGAAACAAACATCGTAATGCGTGGGCTATAGCGATAGCAAATCAAGCTCTTTGGCTTGTATGGATAATCGCATCGCAATCATGGGGTCTTGTCCCGATGAATATTGCACTTTGGGCGATATGCATAAGGAACCATTTTAAGTGGTCTAAATAATAGGAAACTAATGAACGAAGAAGACGCTAAAGAGTTCTTTGAGGAGCGGGCCGCAACCAGAGAGTTTATGGGCGGACAATCACGTGAGGACGCTGAAGCGGCGGCACGAGAAGAGACGGCCATTCATATGTTCAGGTGCATGATCCGCGAATTGATACGCTGGAAGATTGCAGGCCGTAGAGATGATATTGTTAGATGGCTCGACAAAACAGATTTAACTCCACCAGGAAGAGAACCGGCAGAACGCAAGCGCTACGCTGATGCGCTGAACGAGCAATTGAAGCTCGGGAATAAAGGTAACGCTGGAGAATGGAAATGAAAAAAGAAATTATCGGAAATTCTATTCTGTATCTTGGCGACTGCATGGAGATATTGCCTAAATTGCAGAAAGTGTGCTGCGTTATCACTGACCCTCCGTATGGTATTGGTGAGTGTCGAAAAAAAGTCATGTCAAGATCTACACAAAAAGTATCTGCTATAGACTACGGAGAATTTAATTGGGATAGTAAACCGGCAAGCGATGAAATGATAACTGCGTGTATTGCTGCAGCAAAAAACGCAATTATTTTCGGTGGCAACTATTTCAATCTTCCGCCGTCAGCTAAATGGCTGGTATGGGATAAGCAAAACAGCGGTGACTTTGCTGATTGTGAATTAGCGTGGACCAATCTTCCAGGAGCAGTGCGTATTTTTAGGCATATGTGGAACGGCATGCTTAGAGCATCAGAAAGAAACTTGCCGCGCGTGCACCCTACACAAAAACCTATAGCATTAATGGCGTGGTGCGTTGACCAAGTTAAAAGCGCAACAACAATACTAGATCCGTTCATGGGTAGCGGGACAACTGGTATCGCAGCTGTAACCATGCATCGCAAGTTCATCGGAATAGAAAAAGATGAGCGTTATTTCCAGATTGCTTGCGAGCGTATCAGTAATGTGCAAAAACAAAAATCATTAGAATTATAACGAAAGTCGAACAATGGAAAGACCAACCAACTGAGGTGAAGAAATGATCACACAAGAACGCCTGAAGGAGTTGTTGCATTACAATCCAGATACCGGTTTGTTTACACGTGCCATAGACGCAGGAAGCGGAGGGCAATATAAAGCAGGTACATTAGCAGGCTGTAAAAGAAAAGATGGATATGTGATCTTAAGTATCGACGGAAAGAGATATTTTGCGCATCGCATCGCCTGGATATATATGACCGGCGTATTACCAGATGAACAAATAGACCACAAAGATTTAAATAGGTCTAATAATATTTTCGGTAATTTACGACAGGCCACAGACTTGCAAAACAGAATGAACACGAGGAAACGAGCAACAAATACTTCTGGTTTTAAAGGAGTTATGTTTGAAAGAAGAAGAAACAAATGGATATCAAAGATGTGGGTTAATCATAAACAAATTCATCTTGGATATTTTCATAATAAAGAGGATGCAGCAAAAGCGTATGAGAAAGCAGCAATAAAATATCACGGTGACTTTGCGAGGACTGAATTATGAAAATCTCAATCGAGAACGTACGTAAACATAGCGGCGGAACATTAAAAGGTTTTTTTGATTTAAATTTAGAGGGATTCATGAAAATTTACGGTTGCACCGCTAATTGCAAGGATGGAGCCTGGTGGATTGGCACACCTCAACGCAAGGGTAAGGACAAGGACGGCAACGACAAATGGTATTCGATAGTCTTCATCCAGAAAGAGCGCATGGAAAAGCTACGGGATTTGCTAATGCCGACGATCAAGGAAGCGCTTGGGGAATCCGAAAAGGAAGAATCGGCTAATGATGATTATGCTTCGGACATCCCCTTTTGATTTGGAATCTTGAAATGAAGCACGATATTGATTGTGGGTGCGGAATGTGCGAAGACGAAAGGATATTCGCTGGCCAAGAAACCATGTTTGATAAATGGCGCCGTGAAAAAAACGAGGAATATGCTCGTGAATACCATGTTTGCACTTGCCCGGAAATGGCGGCCTATCACCTGCCGGGGTGCATGTCAGGGAGGAAAAGGTAACCGTGAAGCATGAACTTCGCCCATATCAGACCGATGCAATCGAGAAAATCCGCCAAGCGATCCGGGAAGGTCACAAGAGGATCATGCTTCAAGCGCCAACCGGCGCCGGGAAGACTGCGATTGCAGCAAGCATCGTTCGGTCTACATACGAAAAAGGCAAGAAAGCCTATTTCATCTGCGATCGAATCGAGCTTATAGAGCAAGCTGTCGATCGGTTCGACGCTGAAGATATTCCGCTCGGTGTGTGCCAGGCCGATCACGATCGCACCGACCGAACGCATAGGATACAGGTGGCTTCAATTCAAACGATGGTTCGCAGGAAGACTCTACCGGCTGACCTATATATCCAGGACGAAGCACACACGATGTTTAAGGCGCACATCAAACTGATGGAAGAAAATCCTGATGCGATATGGATAGGTCTATCGGCAACGCCGTGGGCGAAGGGGCTGGGCAAGCATTTTTCGAAGCTTATAATCGTCTCGACTCCGAAGAAGCTTATCGAGGAAGGCTTTCTTGTTCCGATCACTGTTTACGGGCCGTCGATGCCGGATCTTTCTAGGGTGAAGATCGTGGCCGGTGATTACGACGAAGGCCAGCTTGCGGATGCGACGAATAAGCCGAAGTTGGTTGGTGACATCGTTCAGACTTGGCTGAAGCTGGCTGCTGGACGGCAGACCTTGGCGTTCGCGGTAAACATTGCTCACTCCATGGCCATAGTGGAGGAATTCACGCGTTGCGGCGTTGCGGCGTTGCATCTTGACTGCTACGCGAAGCCTGAAGAACGCGAGGAAGCCATTAGAGCGCTTAAGGAAGGCCGTATCCAGGTATTGAGCAGCGTGGATTTATTGACCAAGGGATTTGACTATCCAGGGGCATCTTGTGCCATCCTTGGGCGTCCTACGAAGTCTCTCATGGTTTACGTTCAGCAGGTTGGTCGAGTACTCAGGATCGCGCAAGGAAAGGACTCGGCGCTTGTGCTCGATCATGCTGGCAACACGGCAAGGCATGGTTTCGTTACCGATGACATGCCAACGGAGCTCGACGACGGCAAGAAGAAGGAAGCGAAGCCGAAAGATTTGAAGAAGGAAGAAAAGCTCCCGAAGCCGTGCTCGTCATGCAGTTTCATGAAAACATCGCACAAGTGCCCTAAGTGCGGGTTCGCTCCGTCAACGCAGCCGAAAGGTATCGAGCACGAGGAAGGTGAGCTTGCCCTGCTTGCTGGTAAAGCCTCCAAAGCGACGAAGAAAGCCGGATACACCGCGGAGCAGAAGGCGCACATTTACGCGCAGCTTCTCGGATACGCAAAGTCTAAAGGATACAAGGATGGATGGGCCTATTTCAAGGCTAAAGAAATGTGCGGGACTTTCCCGGCAAAGAAAGTCGCACCAATAGAACCAGGCATTGATGTGGTTAATTTCATCAGACATCTAAACATCAAGCTAGCCAAGAGGAAGGCGAAGCAAGAATCAATGTTCGGATCCTGATGCAGGGACACAATCCGATCATCTTTGACCGACTCCGCGGCGCCATGCCGGATTGCCATGTGATAGTCCAAGTGTGTCAGTTCATTGATTCCGCTATTGATAATCCAATCGTGATCGCTCGATCCTGGGCCGATGCGGATAAGGATTGGTCATTTTTGAAGGGGCTGACTGTCGAGCTGATGACCAGTCAGGATACTGATTTTTACCTAACGCACGCGCTCGCCAAGGCGATCCAGGCGGCAAAGCCCAGGCAACTTTTTATGTCCTTCGAGGATACGAAGGAGTGCTTCGCTGTGTTTTGGAGGGACCACAAGAGGGAAAATATCGACTACGTGCCTGTTTGGAATTGATCTATTTGTTCTTCTTGTGCTCTTTCGCGCTTCCTTTCCAGGCCACCTCTCGGTTAAGCCGGTAGCTGTTTATGCTTCCAGTTTTTTCGTGCTTGATTATCACCCCTTTAATTTCCAGCTCCTGCATTGCCTTATGTATGTTTTGCCGCTTTACGCCTATGTGATCGCCTATTGTTTTTTGTGTGACCAATATTGCGTTTTTGAAGTCCATGTTTCCGAGAAGAAAAATGAACACATTCAGAGCTGTCGCCGTTAAACCCATCTGAGGTATTGCGAAGCATGCCTTTTGAAAAACCATTGAAAACTCATCCGCGAACTTCATTCTTCTCTTGTAAATTACTACGTGGACTTCTTCATCTTGTGATACGGAAATATTCTTGCTAACCAATTTTGTTTCTGACATAATCTGGCTTCTTTCGGATTTTCGGCATTAAGAAAGGGGGAGCAATTCCCCCAGTTTTTTCTCCAAGAAGTGAATTTTACAGAAACAATCTTGTCATGTCTACGCATGCACGCGTGCATGTCTACGCATGCACGTCACAGTTGCAACATATTGACTTGTATGGTTATTTTGACGCCCCCTTATGATTATCCTTAAAAACCGAGTGAAACGAGCACCTTTCGAGCACCAGCGAGACGTTGCGACAGCGAACTGGATCTCAGCCTCAAACTCTCGGAATTGTCCCCGAGTCCGAAATGTGGGCATCGTGGAAAGGCAGGATCTTGACGTTGGCATCTTCCGGTAGGGCGCTGGCGGCTTCCAGCATTTGGTCCAGGGTTCCGTAAAGCGTAGGAACACCATGTTCGTCAGTAAGAGTGTAAGCATCCATGTGGTCATTTCCCGAGTTGGTTGATGATAGAGGTCATCTGAGCGTTGCGCTGGTCTGCAACGTGGCTTGTGGCTCGAATTAGCGTTATTCCTGATACGCACAGGATGACTACGACGACTAGGATTAGTGATTTCATTATTCAATTTCCAATAGGTAATGGATAAACCAACCAATTGCACTGCCGGTAATAAACACTATCGGTCCTAGTACGCAGATGAAAAAAATGATCAGAATGATGATTCGTAGCATTTCGTTTCCTCCGTTGCGTTGTCGATGTGTTAAGAATACGCTGCTGTCGGACTTGGATCAGTTAATCAGGTCACAAACCACGCGCTTTACTGAGAGCCTTGATTAGCTTGGTCGAGATTCGTATCCCCAGAGATAGGTTCCCACCACCGCGCAGGCGCATTACTCGGATAGTTTCTTCGTCAAGTAGCACCTGGTAGCGCTTGAGCCCGTCCGCCCCATCCTTCGGTGGCCTACCCTTTGGCGGCATAGCGTTTCTCAGGCTTAACGGTAACGAAGTGGTACTTCCGGCACTTTTTGCACCATTCGATCGACAGCCCATCGTAGTTTCCCAGGTTTCGCATGGCTTCCTTCTCGGCTGCGAACGCTTCGTTCACCGTGCTGAATCGTCGTGTATGGTTCATTGGTTGTCCTCGACAGAAAGGCCGGTTAGAAGGCCAGCAAACGCGTATCTGTCGCCGAATGTCTGGTTCGGTATTAGAGGATTGATTGTGTTATTACCATCAGAAAAAGACGCGTACGTGATAAGCATGCTCACAGAGTAGAATTCGTTTGCCATTTCAGGTTCCTCCTGGTTATTGGAGCCGCCTTTCGGCGGCTACGGTTAATTTATTTGGAAGCTCGTTGGTAATCCTTGTGGAAAATTCCAACGCTGTACTGGATCGACTTCAGCGCTCTTGCCTTAGCGTTGGTTAGATCACCTTTTCCAGCAAGCACTACTGCGTCAGACAAGCACAGCCGAGCAGAAGATTCCATGCTACCTGCGCCAAGATGTTTCCGAGCAAGCGTGATCACTTGATTTGTGTCCATTTCGTTTCTCCCGGTTCGTGTTGTGTTGTCGATGTAGACATCATACACACTAATTCAAACCGAATGTGTTAAATGTTTCACAAAAGAAAGCATGTTATTATTCCGGCATAACATTTGGAGGCAACGACAATGCCAGCTAAGAGTAAGGCTCAGGAAAGATTCATGGCAGGTGTAGCTTACGGTTCCATCAAGAAGCCAGGATTGTCCAAGGAGAAGGCGAAAGAATTCGTTACGCCTACCGCCGGATTACCTGAGCGCGTTAAGCCTAAAGCTGGTGCTTCGAAGAAAAAATGAGCAAAATTTCCAAGACGGAAGAAAAAAAGCCGAAAGGACCAGCAGGAAGGCCAACAGATTTCAAGCCGGAATATGTTGATCTTGCCTATAAGTTCTCACTTCTAGGTGCGACAGACATTGACTTGGCTAAATTCTTTGATGTCTCAGAGGATACAATTTATAGCTGGAAAAAAGTGCATAATAATTTTTCCGAGGCCATAAAGGACGGCAAGGAGCGCGCAGATGCCAATGTCTCGTCGCGTCTTTATAGTCGGGCAATGGGATATTCGCACGAGGCCGTCAAAATATTTGCTGACCCGAAAACCGGCAGCGAGCATATCGTGAAATTCACCGAGCACTACCCTCCCGATACAGCGGCGGCAATCTTCTGGCTGAAGAATAGGCAGCGCGGACGATGGCGAGATCGAATCGATCAAGAGGTTACTGGACCTGATGGCGGAGAACTGAAGACAACGCTAACAATCAAGTTTGAGAATCCGCCTGAGCCGAAATGAGCGAGATAGTATTCCCTATCAAGCTTCAATTCCTATTTAAGCCTAAGCGGTACAAGATAGCCTACGGCGGGCGAGATTCCGGTAAGTCATGGGGTTTCGCTCGGGCTCTGCTGGCTCTCGGGTTCTCCAAGCCTATCCGCGTTCTCTGTGCTCGCGAGTTTCAAAAATCCATTGATGATTCAGTCCACAAGCTTCTCTCAGATCAGATTGAAGGCATGGGGCTGAAGAACTTTTACACGATTAAGAACACTGAAATAACAGGCGTCAATGGCACTCAGTTTACGTTCCATGGCTTAAAGCACAACATCGGCAACATCAAGTCTATAGAGGGAACCGACATCGTTTGGGTAGAGGAAGCGGCTAACGTCTCGCGCAAGTCCTGGGATACGCTGATCCCGACTATCCGCAAGGAGGGCTCCGAGATCTGGGTAACGTTCAATCCTGAGCTGGAGGAGGATGAGACATACCGGCGCTTCGTCACCCATCCTCCGTCCGGGGCCGAAGTCGTGAAGATGACATACAAGGACAACCCTTGGCCATCCGCTGCGCTCAATAGCGAACGGGAAGACGCGCTCATGCGAGATCCAGAGGCGTACTCGCACATCTGGGAAGGTAACTGTAAGCGTACCGTTGAGGGTGCGATCTACGCTCGTGAGCTGGCCGCCGCTGATACTGATGGCCGCATCATGCATGTGCCGTACAACCCGGCCAAGCCTGTATCCACATTTTGGGATTTGGGGTGGAGCGATTCTGTGGCGATCTGGTTCGGACAGAAGATCGGCTTTGAATATCATCTGATTGACTACATGGAGGACCGGCAGAGAACGGTTGCTTACTACGTCCAGGAGCTCCAGAAGCGCGGGTACGTGTACGACATCGATTGGCTTCCTCATGACGGCAAGAATGCCACACTAGCGAGCAACGGCAAGTCAATCGAACGCATGATGCGTGACTTAGGGCGCAATGTCCGTGTTCAGCCAAACCTCAGCATCGCAGAAGGAATAAACGCCTCCCGCACGATATTCGCAAATTGTTATTTCGATAGAGTAAAATGCGCTGATGGCATACACTGCTTGCGACATTATCAATACGAAGTGGATTCTGATACCGGCATGTTTAGCAAGAATCCGCTGCATAATGCAGCGTCGCATGGCGCCGATGCATTCCGTGGGTTCGCTCTCTCGACTATGGATAGGCCGGTGAAGGGCGCAAAGGAGCGAGCAATAGCTGTTCGAAGAGCCGGTTCTGCCGGCTGGATGGGAAACTGACATGAAAGGCACCAAATGAGCAGAGCCGGGTTGTTGGATTTACCAGCGAATTATCTTAGCGAAGCTGGCGCAGGGACGGTGCAAAATGCCTCTGCTGTTACGGTATTTGGCCAGGTCATCAATGTGGCAGCCGCGACTCCCATGGGCGGCTGGGACGCACAGATACCGTTCAACTTCTTGACTGCGGCTTCCGCATGGGAGGTGGTATCTAGCTCAGCGAATGACGCGGCTGCCGGTACTGGTATGCGCACCATCCTGATTAATACCCTGGACGGTGATTACCGCGAAGTTGCGCAGGTAGTAACGCTTAATGGCACAACGCCGGTGCCACTGGTGGGCACTCATCTGTTCCACAATAGCTCGATAGGTCTTACTAGCGGGAGCGGCACGACGAACGCGGGAAACATCACCATCAGGCAAGTATCTGGCCCGGTGACAATGGGCTTTATCCTTGCGGGCCACGGGATAACCAAGCAGGCGCTCTATACCGTACCAGCAGGAAAGCAGCTACTCATCCACAACTTCCTATACTGTCACGCCATCATCGGAATTACGACAGGCGGCGTCAGCTTCCAGCCGTTCCTTCGTTTCCAGAATGGCACGATCTTTCAAGGCATTTGGCAGAATATCAACTCGAACCAAGTCAATGCGTACCCGCTTCCGGTTCCATTCGCGCAGGCTGAGAAAATATCATTCGGGTACAACCTCGGCGCCGCAACAACGTCCACTGGCACATTCGCCTCAGGACTAACTGGAGTTCTTAGACCTATCCCAACATGAGCAAGAAAGACGACGACTACATAGCCGAGGTAAAGCGCAAGTATCAGCTCGCGATTGATGCGGAAGCTGAGAATCGCATGATGTGGCTTGAGGATATGCGTTTTGCGCACGTTCCCGGAAGCCAATGGCCGAATGAGCTACGGAGATCGAGGGAAGATCCGACAAGCCCTCGGCCGTGCATTGAAATCAATGTGATGGCACAGCACGTCTACCAAGTCGTGAACGACATCCGGCAGAACCGCCCGCAGGTGAAGGTACGCCCTACCGCGATGGACGCCAGCAATGATGTTGCCGAGGTTTACGACGGTATCATCCGCCATATTGATTCATGTTCTGATGGTGACACGGCAACCGATACCGCTGCCAATCATGCGGTTTCTGGCGGATGGGGCTTTTTCCGCATTGTCACCGATTATATTGATGAGGAGTCAGGTGAGCAGGAAATCTATGTTAAGACGGTATTCAACCCACTGTCAGCCACATTTGATGCCGCTTCGATGTGCCCGGTCGGGTCTGATGCTCAGTGCGCATTTGTTGTTGAGGATATGCCGCGAAAGACGTTTGATGCGCAATACGGCAAGGATGCTGGACAATGGGAAGGCAACAACGATGGCTATGCTGATTGGGTAACCAAGGAAACCGTCCGAGTATGTGAATATTTTGAACGCGCAACCAGAGAGCAGAACATCCTCATCCTGATGGATGGAAGCGAGATGGAGGAGAGCGCTTACTGGGAGCAATACCAAGGAGATGCCGCTCGACCGCCAATAATCGCCAATCGCACAGAGCGAGAAAATTACGTCAAATGGGCGAAGCTGACTGCATTCAAGGTACTGGAGGATGGAGAGTTTCCGTCTCAGTACATACCACTTATCCGGGTTCCGGGGCTCATTGTTGACATTGATGGCAAGCGCTACTTCAAGGGGCTTGTTAGAGACGCCAAAGATCCGCAACGCGTATTCAATTATCAGTGGTCCACATTCATCGAGACGGTAGCGCTACAGCCTAAGGTTCCATTTATTGGCGCTGAAGGTCAGTTTGATGGTCATGAGGCGGAATGGAACCAGGCTCACACAAGTAACCTGCCTTACCTGGAATACAAGTCAACAGATAGCGAAGGCAACCAAGCAGGTGCTCCACAGCGCTCGCAGCTCCAGATGGCTCCGCAAGGTGTGATGCAAGGCTTGGCAATGGCCAATGACGCCATCAAGATGGTCACAGGCCAATATGATGCCAGTCTTGGACAGCGCTCGAATGAGACTAGCGGGAAGGCAATCCTTGCGCGTCAGCACGAGGGCGACGTAGCGACATACCACTTCATCGACGGCCTACAAATGGCTATCCGCCACAAGGGGCGGATCCTGATCGACATGATCCCTCGCGTGTACGACACCAAGCGTGTTATGAGGATTCTCGGGGAAGATGGCGACACCGAAGAAGTTCGCCTTGATCCAGATCAGCCTCAAGCGGCGCAAGAAACGCAGTTGATGAATGGAGAAATCAGTAAGATTTACAATCTGAATGTTGGTAAGTACGATGTGGTTGCCACTGTCGGGCCGAGTTTCTCGACAAAGAGGCAAGAAGCAGTTGATGCCATGGCGCAGATTATGCAGGGTAACCCGAACATTTTCCCATTAATCGGTGACATTTGGGTGCGTAATCAGGATTGGCCTGGGTCTGATGAGATTTCTGATAGACTTAAGACTATGCTACCGCCACAGATTAAGGACTCGGAAAAGCAAGGACAGCAAAAGATTCCGCCTCAGGCGCTTCAGCAAATGCAGCAGATGCAACAACAGATGCAGCAGATGGGCCAGGCAATGCAGCAGATGCAACAGGCTCTGAAGGATGCCGAGGCAGGCAACCAGGCGAAGATTCAGACCGCTCAGATTGACGCAGAGCAACGCAAGCAAGAGGCTATACTGCAAGCGCAGACTGATGTTGAGGTAGCGCAAATACAGATGGCTGCGAAGGCGCAGATAGCCAAGATGGAGGCAGAATACAAGCTCCAGCTTGAGCTGATGAAGCCTCAGCCGCAACCGACAGGGTTTCAGCAATGAACAAACTACCGGCGGTTACACCGGGCAAATCCTTGGAGTTTTAATCCATGAACGAAGAAGCACAATTTGAGCAGCAAGAGGTAACGCCGGTCGCCGAAGAACCGATGCAAGAACCACAAGCCGAGCTTCCTCCGTGGAAGGAAAAAGATCCTGAGACACCGGCAACTCAGAAGCAAGAACATAGCGATCCTGAAGAACATTTGAAGAAGGCTCGCGGAGGTTTCCAGCGGCGCATTGATGAGTTGGTTAGAGAGCGGGAGTATGAGCGGGCGCAGAACCAGAAGTTGCTCGACATGCTATCGCGTCAACAGCCAGCACAACAAACGCAGCAAACGCAAGCGGGCGTTAAAGCCGATGACGGCGTTCCGAATCTCGACAACTTCGATGACTATGGTAAATACATGGCCGCCGTTGCTCGATACGAAGCCCGTCAAGAGCATGCGGCCTTGCGCAAGCAGGAACAGGAAACCCAAGCGAAGACGCAGCACGAGAAATCAGTTGCTGAGCAGCACCAACGCATGGTTGAAAAGCAGACGACGCTAAAGAAGATGACGGAAGCGGCTGAAAAGAAATATCCTGATTTTTTTGAAAAGGTATTCAACCAGTCACCTGATGTCATGCCGATAACGCCGATCATTTGTGAAGCTATCCTTGAGTCAGATATTGGCCAGGACGTGGCTTATTACCTTGGCACTCATACGGCTGAAGCGATACGTCTATCAAAGCTTTCTCCTACGGCAGCCCTTCGAGAGTTCGGCAAGATCGAAGCATCATTGAGCAAACCGCAATCAAGTGCGCCGAAGCCAATAGCGCCAATCAATGGGAAGCAAGCACCAAGCGATGACCCGCTTGATTCCGATGACATGGCGACCTATATAGCTAAGCGTAATCGACAACTGGGACGCAAAAGGTAACCGCACAACCTTAGAAGTACCGCGGTTGCAGCACCGTCGGGATGACGGCGCCAGTCCGATAGTGGTGTGAATCACACCCCAAGGAGATACACAAATGCCTGCAAATAACACGCTTTTAACGATCGATATGATCACGAAGGAAGCCTTGCGCATCGCGCATGAGAAGGCTTCGTTTATCGGCACAACCATCCGCAGTTATGACCCTTCTTTCGGCAAATCCGGCGCAAAGATTGGCGATACGCTGCGCATCCGTAAGCCTGCTCAGTATGTTAGAACCACCGGTAGCCGTGTTATGGCGGTTCAAGATAGCGAACAGCAACAAACAGTTTTAACCGTTGCAACGCAGGATCACGTTGATATTTCATTCAACTCATACGAGCGCGCGCTGAAGCTGGACGATTTTGTTAAGAGTCATCTGGAGCCAGCAATGGCTGTGCTGATATCAGGCATTGAGGCGGATTACATCGCAGCAATGACCAAGGCTACATACAACCAAGTTGGCACGCCAGGAACAGTTCCTAACGATCTTGAAATCTTCGCCAATGCACAGGCAAAGCTGAACCAGTATCTGGCACCGCAGGATGATAAGCGCTCGAACATGGTCAACAGCTTGACGATGGCCAAGATGGTCGGTGCCAACAAAGGTTTGTTCCAGGACTCAGCGCAGATAAAAGAGCAATACCGTGAGGGTATCATCGGTCGCACCACGATGGCTGATTGGTACGCTAACGAGCGCGTCTATCGTCATACCAATGGCGCTGATGTGGCCGGTGAAGTGAACATGGCCGCCGGCGTTACTGAGGGCGCGACGACCGTTACAGTTGATGGCTTTACCGCGGCACCTACGGTTGGCTCGGTATTCACGTTCGAGCTCTCCAAGGCCGTCCATCCTGAAACCAAGCAGTCATACTCGCACTTGCAGCAATTCGTTGTCACGGCTGCAACCACGACGCTTATCACATTCTCGCCAGCAATCTATGCGAGCGGCCCTAAGCAGAATGTAACCGTTCTCCCTGCTGATAATGATGACATCGTGTTCAGTGGTTCAGTATCGACGACGTACGCTCAGGATCTGATGTACCACGAAGAGGCGTATGCGTTCGCTACGGCTGATTTACCGATCATGCCAGGTGAGTGCTCCAGGCGACAGTATGATGGGCTTTCGCTTCGCATCTGGTCTGACGGTGATATAAGAAATGACGAGTTGTTGACGAGAATCGACATACTTTATGGTTTTGCCGCAATTCGCCCAGAGTGGGGAGTACGAATTTCGTCTTAATTCAATAACATATGGCAACATTGCCTCTCCGTTGAAATAATGGTGATATTAATATAATATATATCTCCACATAAACGGAGAGGCATAAAATGGAAGGGAAAGTATGCGCATTCGAAGGTTGCGGTCGTAAATTGCATGGTTCGACTTATTGCAATGGCCACTACTTGCAAGCCAAGAAAGGACAGGTTCTCAAGACTCTTCGTGTTCTTTACTGGGCTTCCTCTGGAATGTCTGAGCTAGATAGATTTTTGAAAAAGGTTCAGGTGGGAGCGAAAGAGGAGTGTTGGCCTTGGTTGGCTGGAAGGAAAAAAGATTGGTATGGAAATTGGCATAACAATGGGAATACGGAAGGTGCTCATCGCGCCTCATGGCGATTAATGCGCGGCCCTATTCCTGGAGGATTGTTCGTACTGCACCATTGCGACAATCCTATTTGTGTCAATCCGGAGCATCTTTTTCTTGGCACACAAAAGACTAACCTGCATGATATGGACCAAAAGAAACGATCAAGAAGGGTTGGCAAAAAAGGTTCTCAGCACGGAAACTCTAAGATAACCGAAGCGCAAGCTGAAGAGATTAGACTATCCGAATTGACGCCAAAGCAACTTGCGGAAAAGTATGGTATTTCTAGATCAATGATTTACCATATAATTTCAGGATATTGTTGGAAACACATTTAATCGAAAGGAACTATCATGGGATCAACAGTAGCTCAAAACTATGAGCAAGTAAGTTATTCAGGAAGCAAGGGATCGCAAAATCTCGGCGTCCATCGTCAAATCATCGGCGATGCAGTGGCAACCCGTCAATTGCTGGCCAAGGAATCAGGCGCTCTTTGCCTGTTCGACCGTGCGGCTGGTGTCGTCTACACTCTGCCAACGCCGGTAATCGGGATGCAGTTCGAGTTTGCTACGACTGTTACAATCACGAGTAATGCGGCGAAGGTAATCACGAAGACGATCGCATCCGAGTTCATTCTCGGATTGGTTGACATTCTGATTGCCACGTCCGCAACGACTCTTGCTGCCGCGTTCAACGGGTCTACTCACGTAGCTATTTCCATGAACGGCACAACCACTGGTGGCGTGATTGGCGACCGATTCCGGGTTACCGCGATATCATCCACACAATGGGTGATTGATGGGGTAGTCTCTGGATCTGGCTCCATCGCAACGCCAGCAGCAACTTCGTAAGACAAAAAAATCCCCGAGGACGTTAGACGCTCGGGGAGATAACCTAAACCACAATATGGGGTATGGTTTAGGAGCCAGCGCAACTTTACAAGAAAGGCAATTAATATGTCAAACGGAGTTATTTGGATGTTCTC